CCCGAGAATAATTGATTATAAACAACACGTTCATAACAATTACTCATGGCACTTACATACAGAAGTCCGGTCGAGGAAGTGTTGACTCTTCTAGAGCCGTCAGCCCAATCTATAATCGCAGCTACGGCCACAACCAGCTACCAGCAAAGTGAGAAGGAGAATTTCGAGTGGTTCAATTACAGTCTTGGCGCCATCGCTAAAGAGCATCTTAGCAGGGCCGGGATCTACTTGAGTCCCTACTCGGGTTACCCGCACTCACATCCGGTATGCAAAACGCTTGAGAACTACCTCCTATACAAGGTACTTCCAGGCATAATCAATAATTCCTTTTACTTTGTAGGGATCAAAGCATGCAAATTAAATTTCATTAAGCGTAGGTTTAAGAATTTAAGTCTAGTTAGTTCAATAAATAGGTATGTTAGCAGTGCGGATAAGATCAGGTACGGCAATGAATTCGTCGTTAGGACCAGCACAGAGGTGCGAGCACTGAGGCGGCACGCAGGGTTTGAGAACTCTGCGACGTTAGCGGATCTAGTGCCAAACATAAAGAGTTATGCAAACCTCTTCCTCCACGATGAATTGCACTACTGGAGCAAGGATGACCTGATTACATTCTTAGAGGTGTGTAAGCCTTCCGTGATGCTGGGCACAGTTGTCTACCCCCCAGAGATATTCATAGGCGCGACGCGCTCGCTGAACCCTTGGTGTTATGAGTTCGAGATCCACAAGGGTAAACTACTTTTCTTTCCTGACGGAGTTAGGGCTGAAGGATATGAGCAGCCTCTCAATGGTGGCTACCTACTCCAGGCGAATAAAATCCGGCTACCAGATGGATCGATCTACTGCGTGGACGTCATATGCAGTAAATTTGCGCACCACTTGGTTAGCATAACTCGGGGAGATATGGTTACACCTTCTTATCGCTCGTTTGGGCCGTTCGAGGCGGTGCATACTAGCCCTTTAAATAAGATGTCAAGGGCGGTAAAATCCAGTTTTCCGGTCTCCCAACACACAATTTTAAGGGTGTACCGCTACCTCCGCTCTCTCAAGAAGCCGGATGCACAATCGGCCATGGCAAAGTTCTCACAACTATGTCATGAACCCTCCGGGGAGGCAATAAAGTTTATGGAGGAATTTAGCCACCTGGTCATCAATACGAACTCGATCAGGACCATTCTACAGCCCGAGCTAATAAAGACCTTCTTTGGGAAGTTGGGCCGAGCATTACCCGCTCCACTGGCATCAAAAATTAGCTATACTAGGAGTATTTGCCTCGACGAGTTTATAGCTTGCTTGAAGCCGTTGTCAGTTGAGCTGACCCTAGTGCAACTGAGTGTTAACACCGCGTACCGCATCCTGGTGGAGCAAGATGATGTGGAGGAGGATTTCGAGCTCCATGAAGCTCTAGAGGATAATTGGGTGGGCCTACCAGCGCTTGAAAGGGATCGGGCACCTTACATTGGTCTGGCACCCCTGTTTGACGCGCCCAGCAAGTGGAAATTGGTGAGTAGTGAGGCCTATATCATGCAATACATCCTGCGCTTGTACATCCAGAGCAACTTCAATCCCACCACAGGGTTTAGTGTGTCAATGCGCGATTATGTGCAGAGTATGCGCAAGTGCGCAAGCTTGACCGGAAGGGCAATCTTAATGTCGCTTGGCACTCAAGTGCTTGATGATCATGAGTTCTACGCGCTGCAGGTTACCGCCAGGTTAGCACTATGGTCGGAGGATCCCGTCCTTTGGTTTGCATGCAGGAGGGCTCAGCGAGCCAATCTTTTTGCCCTCGAGGAGCCTGCTGCCACATTTGCAGCTGACTCGTTCGAGGCGTTCACCTTCAAGAAGCAGTCCTGGGGCAGCCAATATAAATTCATGCGTTGCGACGATCCACAAATGCTGTATGAGGAGTACTTCAACTGTGACTATAGTTCAACGCCGACTTTGGCATCTCCCGCAGTTAAAGTACAAGTAAAGCAGCATGCACCGTCGAGTGAGATGGGATTGCAAGCTGTGTCATGCTCGTGCGGGCTGGCCATGCCGGTTGAGCGGCTGCTGGTTCAAGAAGATCTGCCTATTGACTTCTCCGACACCCTACCTGGTAGGAGCGCTTGCTGGTATTCATCTAACGGCCTCGGCTACGATTACGCAGGTGGACAGCACGGATCAAAAGGATGGCCACGCTGGCTGCAACTATGGATGCAGGCAAATCAGATCGACGGTAAGTACGACTGTATGCTTGCACAGGTTTACCAAGAAGGCGCTCGAATAGGGTTCCATAGGGATGATGAGGCAGTGTTCGAAGAGGGCGAATCTATCTGCACTGTGAACTTAAATGGGGTAGCAGAGTTCGGGGTGAAGTGTGGAGCGCATGATAGCTGGAGTGTACTTGCGGGCAATTGTGTCTTCACCATGCCTAAGGGCTTCCAGCAAACACACAGACACTCAGTCCGTAACACGTCAGAGGGGCGAGTATCGCTCACTTTCCGGGTCCTCCGGAAGAAAAAAGCCGAAGTTCTACCTGTGCAGGTTATGTTGAATGATGAAAAAGTGCGAGTCCGCTACGAGCCACTGGGCGAGGGAATGGATTACATAGTGGAACCAAATTCAGGTGGGGGCGATTGTTTTTGGCTCGCACTTTCGAGTTACACGGGTATGAGCGTGACTGCCATGAAACAGGCGGTCATGAAAGCGCGTAGGCCTACTGAAGGTGAGCCTCTATGGCAACAGCTGCAGCCTACCATTTGGGCCGATGACACCAGTATCATAGCATGCAGCGAGGTCTTGGCCTACGACATAGTGGTGTATGATAAACAGCAGGGCCAACGCGTGAGCTACGAGCAGGCCGCCAATGGTAAAACAGCCTTTCTACAGCTGGATGGGAGCCACTTTGAGGCCGTAATGCCAAAATCAGGATGCACCTTTAAAGCTCTAGCTAAGTGCTTAGGACGACGTGAACAAGATGTTGTGGCCACACTTAGCAAGCAGTTAGGCCAGGACTTTATTGACGACACGATGAAAGGTCAAGGGCTGAGTCTCGCGCAATTTTCGGACATGCTTAAGGGCTTGGGCATCAGCGCGCTAGTTGAGGTCAATGGTCAGCACTTCCAGCTGCACTCTGAGGGGGCGATCAAGGGGGCCTTCCGGCTAGTGGATGGTCACGCAACCTTTTTGGAGGGGAAAGCAGTGTCACTAATACCTGAGACGAATATTTACAAGGAGGATGTGTGCGTAAACGAGGAAGAGGTGCTGCCCATCTATTCCGCCGCCTCCTTCGTAAAGTACACGCCTGAGGTTGGTAGGGCGCGGCTGTTGAGTGGCAGTCTTGTGGCTGGGAGTACGGGCGTGATGTGCTCTGAAGTGTTCAATGACCAACCTGACCTGTGCCCGGCCGAGCCGCACTTAACTGAGCGAGACATCGCCATCATACTAGGGGTGTTCGGGTGTGGGAAAAGTAGACTGATCAAGGGCACACTCCGTAGGGCGAAAAGGAAGTCTATAGTGTACATATCACCTCGAAAATTTTTATGCGAGGATTTTAAGACCTACGTAGTGCAGCTCAAAGAGAGTGGGGGCGCCGAGAGTGTGCGTAACTTCAAGTGTTACACGTTTGAACGGGCTCTACTGCAATGTAATACATTTGCGCTCGGATCACTCGTTGTGCTGGATGAAATACAGCTCTTCCCTCCAGGCTACCTTGACTTACTCCTATTGAGGCTCGGCACCCCGATGCGGGTCGCGCTATTCGGGGACCCCTGCCAAAGTGATTACCACTCCAATAAGGATGATTACGTGCTAGGGTCTTTAGCATCTGATATCACCCACATCTTAAGGGGAGAGAAGTACTTGTACAACACGCTCAGTTTGAGGTTTAAGGGAGCGGCTTTCCGCGGTAGATTGCCGTGTAACCACGGTGAAGCGGATTTACCAGAGGAAAAGCTTATCCTTATTGAGGGATTAGAGAATGTGGATTCGTGCGCGCCAACTTCGAAAGTCTGTCTAGTATCGTCGTTCGAGGAGAAGAAAATTGTCAACGCATTCTTTGGCCCAAATTGTGTTGTACATACCTTTGGGGAGAGTACAGGGGCTAACTTTCAGCAAGGGAGTGTGCTCGTAACAGGGGTGTCCATACACACCAATGAGCGTAGGTGGCTAACTGCTTTGAGCAGATTTAGGGAACGCGTGGTGTTGGTCAATGCGAGCGGCTCTTGTTGGGAGATCTTACTGAAAGCCTACTATGGCAGAGCCCTCCAGAGATTTGTGCAGAGGGAAGCAGCTGTGACTGACTTGTTACCCTTGCTACCAGGTGAGCCGCAATTTCGTGAGGGGTTCAAGCAGGAAAGGTTCGGCGCATGTGAAGGCCAACGAGAGGAAAAACTTGCCGGTGATCCATGGCTGAAAACGATGATCGACCTCCTTCAAATAGAGGATGTCCAGGAGGTCGAACAGGCACAAGCACTTTTGCAGGATGAGTGGTTTAGAACTCATCTGCCCCAATGCGAACTGGAAAGTGTGCGCGCCCGATGGGTCCACAAATTTTTAGCCAAAGAGCATCGGGAGAAAAGGATGGGCTACCTGACTTCTGAGCAGTTCACAGACGAGCATTCGAAACAGCTTGGACGCCAACTCACCAATGCCGCGGAGCGTTTTGAAGCTATCTACCCCAGACACCGTGCGGCAGATGTGGTGACGTTCATAATGGCTGTGAGGAAAAGACTACGCTTTTCACACCCCGTGAAGGAGGCTAGCCGACTAATGCAGGCTATGCCCTACGGTCCATTTCTGCTTTCTGAATTCCTCAAAAGAGTGCCTCTCAAGCCCATGCATAATCGTTCCATGATGGAGGAGGCTAAGCACGATTTTGAGGAAAAGAAGGTGAGCAAAAGTGCAGCGACCATTGAAAATCACAGCAATCGTTCTATGAGGGAGTGGGCGGTCGACATTGGCTTGGTGTTCTCCAAAAGTCAGCTGTGCACAAAGTTCGATAATAGATTCAGGGACGCAAAAGCTGCGCAGACTATCGTGTGTTTCCAGCACGCAGTGCTCTGCAGGTTCGCGCCGTACATGAGGTACATTGAGAAAAAATTGAACGAGGTGCTGCCCAGAAAGTACTACATCCACTCGGGGAAGAAACTTGAGGACCTGAATGAGTGGGTTATGGAGGGGCGCTTCGACGGTCTGTGTACCGAGTCTGACTATGAAGCTTTTGATGCGAGCCAAGACCAATACATAGTCGCATTTGAGATCTGCTTGATGAGATACCTTGGTTTACCAAATGATCTCATTGAGGATTACAAATTTATCAAAACTCACCTGGGCTCCAAGTTGGGCAATTTCGCCATCATGCGCTTCTCCGGGGAAGCGAGTACTTTCCTGTTCAACACCATGGCTAACATGCTTTTCACCTTCCTAAGGTATGATTTGAGAGGTGATGAATACATATGCTTTGCTGGCGATGATATGTGCGCCAACAAGAAGTTGCATGTATCAAAGAAACACGAGGGTTTCCTGGGGAAGCTGAAACTGAAGGCCAAAGTGGCCATTTCGACTAGCCCGACTTTTTGTGGGTGGAACTTGAGTAGCGACGGGATTTACAAGAAACCGCAGCTCGTACTTGAGCGCCTCTGTATCGCTAAGGAGACTAACAACTTGGTCAACTGTATTGACAACTATGCTATAGAGGTCTCCTACGCATACAAGATGGGGGAGAAGGCCCTATGTAAGATGAACGAGGAGGAGGTTGAAGCCTTCTACAACTGCGTCCGCATAATAGTCAAGAATAAGCATCTGCTCAAGTCGGACATTATTGATGTTTACAGGACAGGTCTTGTTCAGTAGCTTAGGTTGTAGCTTTAGTTAGATTATGGATGTGTTAGTAGATATATTAAATAAATATAATTTTGTTCGTCATTCTACATTGCTTTCTATACCAATAGTGATACATAGCGTGCCTGGTGCCGGAAAATCTAGTTTGATCAGGGAGTTGATCCACAAGGATTGCAGATTTACCGCCGTCACTTACGGGGAGGAGGACCCGCCAACCATCTCGGGTGTACGAATTCAGAAAGCTACCCCCGAAAACTCCGTCGGGGAATTCTTGCTGGTGGACGAGTACCTTGCTGCTGAAGATATACCCAAGGCTTTTGCACTCTTTGCTGATCCCTTGCAAGTGACCAGCCGTAACGCTTTGCGTGCGCATTTCACGAAGACAAGATCGCACAGGTTCGGGAGGAGCACTGCTCAATTATTGAGGGACCTCGCGTTCGAGGTGGAGGCAGATCAGGAAGATTCTGTGCAGGTTGCTGATTTATATCAGGTGGATCCAAGAGACCAGATCTTGTACCACGAAAGAGAAGTTGGGGATCTCTTGAGAGCGCACGGGGTTGCGGCGACGTGCATTGAAGAGGCTCGCGGCCGGACATTTGAGAGCGTAACATTCGTCACATCAAGCAACAGCCCAATTGATAGAGCCTCAGCATTTCAGTGTTTAACTAGGCACAAGAAAAGCTTGCTTATACTGTGCCCCAATGCCACTTACACCGCCTGCTAACTACACCTCAGTGTATGTAGCTGCGGCTGTTGGATTGTCAATAGCTTTGATTGTAGGTCTAGTCACAAGGAGCACCTTACCACACGTGGGGGATTTGCAACACAGCCTTCCCCACGGAGGTCTATACAAGGACGGAACAAAGAGCATCAATTACTTCAAGCCCAGATCTCTTAACTCGATTGAAGCTAAGGCCTCATTTTGGGGGCAACCCTGGTGCTTGGTGATCCTGTTAGTTGCGGTTATAATTTGCTTGAGCAGGAAGGCAAATGTTTGCTCTACATGCGGACGCCAACACTAGCACTACTAGTTGGTGTTTTATGCTTCTGCGTCACGCTGTGGGTCATGAGAATATTGGATGCGCCCACCTGCCAGCTGATTATTACGGGGGAATCTGTCAGAATATCGGGCTGTGTACTAAACCCAGAGCACATAACGGAGATGTCCAAATTGAAGGTTTTACAAAGTTGCCTTTAGGTTTACAGGCAGGAGCTCGATTTCTACTGCAACTCGTGAATATGTCACCTAAGGCTGATCCTAGTCCAAGTTTTGTGCCACCTCAACCGACTCCACCGCCTACGAGTGAACCGGATAGGAATGTGCCAGCGCCTGACAACCGCGAGAGCCTACTCGAACAGAGGCTCACCAGGTTAATCGAGACTTTGGGTAGGGAGCAGCACAATTCCAACTTGCGCAACATCTCTTTTGAGATTGGCAGGCCAAGTCTAGAACCTGCGCCATCCATGCGTCGCAATCCTGCAAACCCATACGGCAGGNTCTCCATTGATGAGCTCTTCAAGATGAAGATTGATGTCGTGTCTAACAACATGGCAACAACGGAGCAAATGGCAAAGATAACTGCCGACATAGCGGGCTTGGGTGTCCCGAGTGAGTTGGTGGCCTCACTAATCTTAAAAATGGCGATAATGTGCGCAAGTGTTAGCAGCTCAGCATTCCTAGATCCCGATGGCAGTATTGAGTTCGAGGGCGGTGCTGTTCCGGTGGATTCCATAGCAGCAATCATGAAAAAACATGCGGGCCTTCGCAAGGTGTGCCGGCTTTATGCGCCGATTGTCTGGAATAGCATGCTTGTGCGTAACCAACCACCGTCTGATTGGCAGGCCATGGGATTCCCTTACAATGCTAGGTTCGCCGCCTTTGACACGTTCGATTATGTGACTAACTCGGCGGCTATCCAACCTCTTGAAGGCATAATTAGAAGGCCAACCCTTGAAGAAGTCATCGCGCACAATGCGCACAAGAGACTTGCTCTAGACAAGTCTAATAGGAATGAACGCTTTGGGAACTTGGAGACTGAATTCACAGGAGGCATACAAGGTGCAGAGATCGTGCGCAACCATCGAAATGCAAACAATGGTTAACAGCAAGCGGGCACGCCGTGATATAATTATGTTGTTATTAGCTGTATTTCCTATTGATGTGTGTGTAATAATAGCACGTCTCGCCACTCCCATAGAAGTAGGTCGGGGCCGATCTAGTTATGCTAGACGGCGCAGGGCTATCTCTATAGGGCGGTGCGAGCGTTGTTTTAGGGTTTATCCACCAGTGTGTAATTCTAAGTGTGATAATAGCACATGTGTGCCTGGTTTGAGTTATAATGAGAGAGTTGCCAATTTTATCAATACGGAGTAACCTAGGTGATACCGTACTTGTATCAGATGGTAACAGTTGCACCTAAATCCTAATAATATATAAGGGTGTAACTATAAAAATAATTTGTTTTTAAACTATTTTAGCAAAAAAAAAAAAA